CAAAGTAGAAGTCATCGGTAACCGCGATGGGTACGTAGTGACCTTCGTGAATAAAGTTCGCAATCGCTAGGGACATCACGCAATCATCGAAACACCCTGCTTCCGCCTCTAACTTTCCATCGTCTTTGACCACATAAGTCATACACTCACGGAGGGTGAGCTTATCGTTGACTACGATGTCGTTCTCCCGCAGGGCTGCTCGGAGCTTGTCGATAATGAGAGGCTTGGTCTTGACCGTAGTACGGAAGCCGTAGGTCACGGTCTCCGCTTCAGTCTGCTTGTCGACTTGCGTCTCAAAGTAGATATTTGGGTACGCAAGGTCTTTGCCGTGGCGTGTTGCGGTTAGAATGCCGTGGTTGTTGTTTTCCACTGCGATCTTGGCTGTATTGAAGAAGTAGCCAAGCTTCTCTAGGACGGTAGCGAAGTAGTCAGGGTGTACCTGAGACCTATAGATACCGACCTGCTGTTTCTTGCTGTCTAGGATCTGAGCTACGGACCAGTCACCACCTCGGACACCCATGGCAACGTCTGCGCCAATGTAGTAGGTCTCCCCGGGCTGATGGTGCTGATAGAGCAGCAGAGACCCTCTCGGAGCCTCTTCGAACTCTTCGCTGATTAGCTCGAGCCTGGAGACAACCTCAGGGGACTTCTCGATGAGACCTTGGAGTTGCTGAGGGTTGAATACAGGGCGCCCAGAGGTCAGGAAGGCTTCGTCAGCGTGGCACGGGTATTCCTGGTTAAACATTTCGACCCCGTTGACGGCAATCTTTCGCCTACGGAACATCAATTGTTCGTTGTCCAGGCCATACTTCTTGACGAGATCATCTTCCTCAGGGGTTCTTTCGAAGCCTTCAGGGACGCTCATGCGGTACTCTTTCTGGACGAACCACGGGATAAAACAGGCGTGGAATTCGTTAGTACCGTTTACAGCGTTCGTCCAAATATCGTAAAAGGGGTTTCCGATACCATTCGCGGTTGACTCCACGAAGATGAAGGTCCCCTTGGCGTTCGGGATCGCTTGGAGCAGCCCATTTATGTTGTCTTTCGCAGTCGCGGGTGGGTAGAACGCCGCCTCTGAGAGGTGTGCAAGCTGGATCGTTTCCCCACGCCCGACACCTTCTCCACCTGCGGTAGCAACCATGTAGGAGCTATCCAAGAGGTCGAATGCAAGTTCCTTGCGGGAGCTATACTTGGTGTGGGGCTTAAGGATCTCGGGACATTGCTCGTGGTACCGCTTAGTCATCTCAAAGAGGGCCTTAGTGCTCTCCCCGAGATGGGTCATGACAATCGCTTTGACTGCCTTCCGTTGCGACACCCACCAGTACAAAATCCCTTCAATTATGGTCGAGAGGCCTTGCTGTCGTCCCTTGAGGACCACAATCCGAACCTTCCCGGTTGACTGAAGTTGGTCAATGACCGTCTTCATGAAAATCTTTTGAGCGTCGTTCAAGATCAAAGGAGAGATGGTGCCCTCCTTCGTCCGAATCTTTAGACACTTCTCTGCGTAAAAGGTGAAGTCCTCATAGAGACGCTTCCGTACTTCCGTTACTTTGTCCATAATGTCCCTTGGTCTTGAGGTAAGCAATCGCTGCCTCTAAGACGGAGGGCGAATCGTTAAGAAGGCCGATACCTGTGTTGCACTTATGACAGAGCAAGCCACGGACCTCGCCTGATATGTGGTTATGGTCTACTACCACTCCCTTTGGAGTACTCAGAGATAGGGACGAGCTACAGATCCCACACGCCCCGCTCTGATCCTCCCAGAGGGCCATGAAGGCTCCCTTGGAGAGTCCATAGCGTTTCTGAATGCCGTACCACCGTGCGTACTCTTGGTACTCAGGGGTGTACTGCCGCTTCCTACCTGTCTCAAGACTCTTCGCCTTATGACAAGCCTTGCACCATGAATCCAAGCCATTCAACTTCCGAGGAGACTTGTAAAATGCGTCTCGCGGCTTTTCTTCAGCGCACTTGACACACTTCACAAGTTCACTCATTACTCTTTGATTCCTGCTTCATTCGCGAGATCGTTGAGGAAATCCTCTGCTCGCTTCACGTTAAGGTTGGTCTCCGCTGCGGGCTTCGCCATCGACCACTCAAGGACAGTCCGCGCGAACGCAAGTTTGTCCTTGGGCAGAAGATCCTTGCGGCGCATCTCGGTGACCACGGTTTCAAATGCTTCCCGAGCCGCTGCATCCTTCGGGATCACGATTCCTTTGTCTTCCATAGCTTTCACAATTACCTTCGCCTCAGCCGCAGCCTTGGCAATCATTTTCTTTCGACGGTACGCAGAGAAGCCATCAGTGGCCCCTCGGGGACGGCCAGCTTTCGCATGGGCAGCCTTGCGCCACTCAGCTAACTGAGCGCGTCCCTCGGGGGTTTCAGCCATTACTGCGAACAGGGGCTTCTTTGACTTTGGTGTTCCCTTTGGCCGGTTTGCTCGTGGCTTTTTCGGTTGCTGCTCCAAGAGTTCCCTCCAGTTGAGATACACGGTCACCAATCGAGCGGAGAACCGCTTTCAAGGTGGCATCAGACGATGGGTACAGGCCTTCATGGGGGAGCCGAAGCAACACTTCGGTCCCAATCACAGCCTTTTCCTTATCAGTTAGAAAACTCGACGCGTAGACTTCATCAAACGCCGAGAGAAGGGACAACATGTCGGTTACTTTCATTTCTTAGGGCCGTATTTGGTAAGCGGGTGCACCAACTCCTTGATGAACTTGGCTTCTGTAGGGGTTGCGGACTGAAGGCGACTCTCAACGAGAGCTTCCTTAGCGGCAGTGGTTCTCAAATTAGCTACTTTGGAGGCGAACCCTGCCATTTCGTCCGAAGGGGCCTTAGATACAGCGTGGTCTAACGCCGACCCTGCCTGCCTGACGGTCTCTTTGTAGGAGATCGGGTTACGGATATGGCTCGTTTCGCCTGAGAGGACACCTTGGGAACCCTGCATCTGCCTGCCGATGTACCCTTGCTCCTTCAGGCCCCGTAGACCGTTCTGGACAGCATAGAACGAGTTCTCGTCAGCAATCTTTCCGGTCCTACGGAGTTCCGTTGCTGCAGGACCAAGTACAGGGTGGTTCGACAACGCCCTGAGACCCGCGAGGGAATCCTTGGATGTCAGGTCGAGACCCGAGCGGCCCCCTTGGAGGGTCTCTTGGAATCCCCCGCCAAGAGGCATACGGGTTGCCTTGGACATAGCATTGCGGGACGCTTGGGCCTTCGCAGCGAGGTCTGCGGCACTAGCCTGTGCTGCAGCAGCCGTTTTAGCTTTCACCGCGTCTGCTGCGGCCTTTACCTGGGTATTCTCCGCATCTTTGGCGAGCGCCTGTCCTGCCTCAGTACCAAAGCCAGCACGAGAAGCGTTCTGAGCTTGGGCAGCCGCAGTTTTCGCTTGGAGAACCTTGAGTGCCTGAGCACCCTTGGACGGCCCGAGTTGCTCGAGGACCTTATCGGCCACCGGGCCCTGCTTGAGCAGCTTCTGGATTGCCTGCTCACGAGTCTCCCGCCCTCCAAGAGCGTTCACTGCGAGGTTACGGACAGCTTCGATTGGAATCAGGTTCCGCGCAGCAACACGGCCTGCTTTTGCGAGGATGTTGTCATAGGCAGGCTTCGCAGCGGTCTGTGCAGCAACCGTGGTCTGCTTATTGATGATTGCCGCTATATCCGGAGGGAGTTTCGCGAGTTGTTCATCACTCAGTGCTTGGCCTCGCTGGAGAGCCGTGCGAATCTCAGGGTCCGCAATGTGGTCCATAGCCTGAGCCACGTACCCGTTACCTATTGCGTTCGCCTGCTTGGCACCGATAGCCTTTCCTCCCTGCGCTTCTCGACTGGCGAGGCCCGTGAGGTCCTTAGTAGCCTCAGCGACCCGACGAGCACCTTCCTCGCCGTGCTCCTTGACATACGAAGCGACCTTTTGGGACATCGTGGCAGGCAAGACGGCAGCAAGGGGACCACCAATGGCAGCACCAACACCAGCCCCGATACCTGCAGACTTCGCCTTGTCACCCAAATCGTCAGAATCGTTGTGACCGAGGCCCGACGCGGCACCTTCAGCAGCCCCTGCACCAGCCCCGTAGAGAGCGCGGAGTGCCCTAGAGGCACCCACAGGAGCCTGAGCAGCCTTGAGGACGCCCAAGCCCGGTACAGCAGCGCCCGCGAGCGTTCCCACGACCTTTGCACCTGTGGAAGCGTCTTCATCCTTCTTTCGCTCGTTGGCTAGGTTCTGGTCGTAGGTGGTGCCATTGGTTCGACCGGTCAGTTCGTCCATCTTGGCAGCGAACTTATCAGCGAGACCGAAGGTAGCTGTATCAGCGATGTGCCGAACAGTGTCATCTACCTCACGGAGCCAACTATGCGGTTCTTCCTTCTTTGCGGAATCCTTGGGAACTGCAGGATTCGCCGGGGTGGCAGCGGGTTTCGCAGGGGAAACCGTAGGAGCAGCGGGATTCCCTTGCTGACCTTGTTGCTGGTGCATCTGCGAAACGTACTTCAGGGTTTCATCGGGAAGGTCCTCAAGCTTGGCGCCATTGGCGATCCACTTATCGGCGTGACCAGGGCCCCAGTTGTACGCAACCGCAGCCGTGATCGGGTCCTTGTACTTCATGTGCAAGGCCGCATAGTAATCACGACCCGCACGGGCTGTATCCTCAGGAGAACCGTCCGATGGGCGCACGCCGAATCCGGGGTCCTTCTGAGTGGCAGGCATCACTTGCATCGAGCCTTCCGCACCACTTGCCGGGTTGACGATACGCGCCGAATCCGAAGCACCGCTGGACTCGTTCTGATGAATGGCCTGAGTGTTGCTGTAAAGCGCCTTCAGGTCATCATCGGACATACTCGAGAGGTCTAAACTCATTTCAGGAGTCCTCGTCTACGCATTTCTGCAGTTACAGCGTCAACGTTCTGGACGCTAGAGGCTCCGCCAGTGGGAGCAACGGGTGCTACAGGCTGAGATTGCGCCGTACCGCCCTGGGCATTCACGACTTGATCGGAGTACTTTTGAGCGACACGGTGCAAGGCTTCCTTGTTGCGGGCGTACCAATCTTTAACCACCGCAGGATCAGCGCCCTTGGCAGGGACATTCTGAGAGAGCAACGCCACGTCCTTGTCCGACGCCGAACCCGGGAGTTGCTTGATGTGCTCAAGAATCCCTTGGACGTTGAGTTCACCAATCTGCTGGTTGTCGATGGCGACTTGAGGATCAAGAGCACCCGCGATAGCGCCACCAATAGAACCTGTAGCAGCAGCGGCACGGTGGGCGTTACCGTAGCGCTCGATAGCAGGGCCAGCGGCATCAAACTTAGCGATTGCCTCGTTGATACTGTCGAGACCAGCCTTGGCCTTGTCCGCCTTAGCACGATTTTCCGCATCAACCTTGCCCTGCTGTTGGAAACCAGCGGAAGCCTGGAGCTTCATGATGGCAGCCGTGGTTGCGTCGAGCTTCTGTTGCGAGACGTACTTGGCGACCTCATCGTTGCGCACGACCTTCTGGGTCCCGTTGGAGAACTGTAGGAGCGAGAAGGCCCCATCGGCCAGCGGGGTTACCTTGGGCTGATTGAGATCCCGATCCTTATCAGTCTTGGCGTCGTAGGCGTTATTGAAGCCCGTGACACCATCTGCAAGGCCTTCCTTCAGGTTCTTCGCACCGAGGAGTGCAGCACCGCCATTGATCAGACCGTCATAGATCGAGTTCTTATCACCTCGAGCCTGGAACCGGTCCATCAAACTAGGCTGTTGAGGCTGCCCGATAGGGGCCTGAGGAGCACCCGGAGGTGCCATAGCAGACTCCATGGGGCCTTGGGGAACCTGAGGTTGCTCTTGGCCTCCCATGTACCCTGATAGGGTCGTGGGCTGGTTCTGGAGAGCCTGAAGGATGTACGCAGGGACGCCTTGGGACTCGGGGGTTCCTTGGGGGTACCCATCATTCTGACTCTGCATCGCTTGGGCGAGCCACGAAGGAAGTTGACCATAGCCAGGATCTTGCGGATCCATGTTGAATTGACTTGCCATGGATTCTCCTTAACCGTAAGCATCGACGCTATCGAATGCGCCGGCGCCTGTTACGTTGTTGTAACCACCCTCAAGCCCCGGCATCGCCGCAGTGGTGTTATTGAAACCACCAAGCTTCCCGTAAAGACCCGCACCAGTCGCTGCACCACCGAGGGCACCTTGGAGAGCCGCGCCGCTATTGGCAACCGTGCCTGTAACACCCGCACCACCATAGGCACCACCAATGATCCCCATGTATTTCGCAAGGAGATCAAGGTTCGTGTTCTGGCCTTCGGTGTACGCTGCCTTGTTGGCATCAAGGTTCGCTTGAGCGTTGGTCTGGTAGACCTGTCCAGCAGCGTTGAGTTGGTCGAAGTTGTTACCGTTCGCCTGTTGGGCACCTGTGAGGGAACCAACACCTTGACTGTAGGCAGTGCCGAGTTGTTGATTGACGTTGCCAGCGAGGGCTTGCTGAGTGTTGTATTGGGTCTGAGCAGTACTAAGGCCTGTGTTGAACAGGTTGCTTCGGATACTCGAAGAAATGTCTGCAAGACGATCCGATGCACCACGTTCAGCGATACCTTGGGCCACCCCGGTACGTGTGGAGTTCGTGTTACCGCTCCCTGCAGCCGCGAGGTTCAATGCGGGAAGCTGGTTTTCGTTCAGGTTACGAACAGTGTCCCGAGATGCTGCGTCGATCATCGAATCAGCATAGGGACTGTTGGCGTACTGATTGGCCGTATTCAGGAAATTCTGAGTCTGATCCGTACCGGCTTGATTGATGATGTTCTGGGCGTTCTGGCCGAACTGCTGACCGTACCCGAGCATCGAGGTTCCGCTGTTGTACAGACTATTCGCTATGTTCTGGCCTTGGTTGCCAGCGAACGCTGCGGTACTATCGGCACCCTGGGTAGTGTACGGATTAAGACCCGCTACACGTTGACCAGTGTAGGCACCGGTAGATGCCGCATCAAGCAGCGGGCCTGCCTTATCGTAGCCACTAATAATGTACGGCTGCGCTTGAGACCACGGCGAATTGGCGGCCTCTGCTGCTGCTACTTGACCATCGGCGGAGGTCTTTGCGGCCATGTTGGAGGCAACACCCCCGACCACTGCCCCACCCACTGCTGCTGCTACTCCCCACGGCATACGGACTCCTTCTTGATTAGTACTTCGTCCACTTCGGAAGAATCCGTAGCGTCAGTAGCGTGAATGCAGTACCACACCACGTCTTCGAGGGCGGTGATACTGTGGTGGACCCCTGCCCTGATCTCGATACACGCAGGCGCGGTGTATTCGGCCACGCTGTCATCCGTGCGGACGATTACGTGACCCTTGGAGAGAAGGCTGAGGTGGTTGTAGTTGTGTGCGTGCGAGATTGCCTCGTACCCTTTCGGGAGAGACATCTGCTTCGCGTAGAGACCATCAGAGAAGAAGTGCTTGGTTAGCAAATCGACTTCAAAGGTCCCCTCCAGTTCGTTGAACCGGTCGGTTACGGTGCTCATTAGAGAATCGGTCGTTAGGCTCGATGCAGACGATCATTGCAATACGATCAGTCTGGGAGTCATTGATGACCCAGTGAGGCACATCGTTCCGAAACCAGTAGACTTCACCGTCTTTCGGAGCAATAGCCCCATCGGGGAAGTTGAAGGTCGCACCAGAGTTGTTGAGGATTGGCACGTAGTACTTGTCGTAGTACTCCGCGTGCCACCCATGGTCAACGTGAGGGTCGATACGGCCACCTGGGGGAACCCTCGTGATGAGGACCCCGCCGAGGCGCTTGGCCTGTACTCTTTCCATCAGTTCGGTAACGACTGGGAACACCTCGGGCATCTCGAAGGAAACCGGATACCACATAGGTTCGTGTTCATCACAGAACCCCGTCATATCGCCAGCCTCGAGGTGAGGCCTGACATCCTTGTAGCGAACCCATATGTCTCGCATTTGGGTGTGCGGGGACCCATAGGCAGTCCCTCGGAAGTCATAGAGGCCAAAGAGGTCCGGGTTGTTACACAGCCGGTCCCTCAAAGGTGCGACATTGAAGTCATTGGCGATAAGACGGAAGTTCATACTCTCTCTGTTAAGGGTCAATCAAGGTACGTGTACGCCTATCTGCTCGAGGGCAGCCACGAGAGACTGAATGGTCCGCTCCAGTTTCTTCAGTTCCTCAGTGAGAAAGAGAACCTGCGACTGGGTATTAGTCGGAACACTCGCGCGTACATATTTGGTGATGGGTGTGGTGTAGATCATCTGCGACTCAAGGCCTTGATGTCGAAGTCCATGCCGGAGAGCTGGAAGTTACTGATCGAAGCTGTGCTCACCTTGTAGGCGAGGTAGCGACCTGCGACCATCATGTCCAGCTTGTACTCTTCGGCAGGGTTGTACGTCTGACTCGAGCGGTACACTGCGGCCTGCTTCGGAAGGTCAGCAGACCCCACTTCGAACGTGAAGGAACCCGTGGAATCCTCGAAGGAACACTGAGGCACGATGGACTGGACCAACTTGTACCCCCGAAGGGTCGTGGGCAGCCCTGCGTTATCCAGGTCGATACCTGTACGCTCGACATAGGCAGGCTTCAGGACCTCTTGGTTAGCCGGGAGATTAACCAACCCTGCGGTCGGTAAATCCACAGCGAAGACTCGCGTATCTGTGACCCCTGCGTTCTGATCGGCAACCGAGAGCATGATGGGCATCTTCGGGGTGATCCCGAGGAAGCTGGTGTAGCTCGTGTTGTACAGTTCGTAGGTATCCGTGACATCCGGGAAGGAGTTCTTCACCAGTGAGGCGTTCGCTTCAGCACCCCCAATTACATTTGGGAGATCCATGAAGGACCACGTGTCATTCTTGTAGTTGTAGATCGCGGCCTGATTACAGAAATCAGCATTAACGAATGCGGCCTCATCCTGCAGTGTTGGGTAGCAGAAGTGGATCAGGTTAGCGACCGAATCATGGACCACGAAGCACGAGGTCTGCCGGGTGCGATCCAGGGTGTTGTAGATCGTGCGGCGAACCCTGCTGTCACTGATGGAACTCTTGGAGAGACCATCGTGGACGTAAATGTCGTTCTCGCCGAAGACGAAGTGCTTGCCCTCGACCTCAACGACACAGTTCGTGTTGATGATGCCGCCCTCGAAGGGAGCCTTGCGGAACCCAAAGACTGCAGAGTCCCCACGGTATTCCACGTTCCACACTTGGGACTGGTTGTAGACCACGAACCCACTACCGAGGACCAGACCATCGCGGATTGGGGAGCGCATCTCAGAGATGACGTTCTCGCCCGCTACATAGTTGGTGTTAGAAGGGTCCCAGGTGATCGTGGAGACTGCAGCCCCGTACTGGATCGGGTTACACCACTTGAACATCGTGGGGTACTTCACCCCGTTCTTGTCGATATTCATCATGATGGCGTAGTCCAGGAACGGACGGACCACCGCTGCGGTATCTGTGGCTACCCAGTCCCCCCCGATCAGGGAGTACAGGGGATCACTGTTGGGGATGTTACGGACCAGAGGCCTCATGCCCTTGCGAGCCAAGAAGGAAATCCCTGCGACCTGACAGTGAGACCAAGGGTTGTCGTTCGTTACTGTGCCCGAAGTGGGCGTAAGGAACGTGAGGGTATTGTTTGGATACGCACGAACGGTACCATCTCGTTCACAGACGAATACTGCCTCTCCGATCTGGGCGTCAGCATAAGAGCCAACGAAACGAGCAAGCGTAGAACTACCACCTTCAGCAGAGTCATAGGGGTTCGTATTGGAGTCATAGTCCCCCGTGGACCCATCGTAGGTCAGGGCAGAGCGGATCGGGTTGAACAGTTGCTTGAACACAGGAGCACGGGTAATCCGGTCCTCGTCAAAGATGACGTTGTTCGCAGCAGAGAAAGCGTTAGGCGGGAGGTCGTAAGGATTCGCATCAGTGATGACCCCCACGCTCCCAAGCTTCCGAAGCGGGAGAGTCGGCATTGATTAAACCTTCATGATGTAGGCCAAGGCCATGTACGGGGGCAGCGAGGTATGCTGGTGGTCACCCACGAGGTTCGCAGTGTGCGTATGGGACTGAGGGGCCACCGAGGTAACCACGGTAGTTCCTGTGCCCGCCTGGACAGCTGCGGTTCCCACAGTGAGGGTCTCGGTGGTCCCGTTGATCGTGTGGGTATGCGAGCCAGCCATACCGGTACTTGCGGAACCCCCAACGGTCTTTTCGGTATAGGTAGCCCCTGCACCGACCACGAACCTGTTACGGAGATCCGGGGTCCCATTGGTGCCATCACACAACTGGTACCCGAGAGGGATTGCGTTGATAAGGCCCGACCACATCAGGATCACACCCACAGGAACCGGGTTGTTCAACTGAGAAGGCGTAGAGAGGACCGGGGCATCCAGGTTCGGGAAGGTGTTCTTCAGGGCTGCCTTGATTACCCGAAGGTGGTCATCCGATTGGGACACGGAATCCGTAGACAAAGGATTCGCGGGGTTCAGTTGGTTGATATAGTTTGCTGATTCGAGGGGCATCTGTATTTACACCTTCATGATGTAGTAGAGGGCGAAGTACGGATTCCGGATGTCGATAGCAGCGCCACCCCCCTTAACCCCTGTCCATACGTTGTGGAAGTGGGCACCATTGACAGAGGAGTTCACATCAAACGTGTGGAAGTGGGAACCCCCTCCCAGAGTGGGAGACTGGAAGCGTCCCGAGGAGTACCCGGTACTCACACTTACGTTGGCACCGCCATTGTCCGAACCGGCCTGAACGGACCCAAGGTTCTGAAGACCGTGGGTGTGGTCACCGATGGTGGCTGTATTGCCACTCACGTTATGCTGGTGATTCCCTTGGACGTCCATCGCGGCATCGTGAGCGTGCTGCGGCATTTGGGCTTCACTGAGCGTGATGTTCCAATTACCACCAGCCTGTGCGAGACCGTAACTCGATCCAGCACCAACAATGAAGCGATCGAGAAGGTTAGGCGTGGTGATATTGCCCGTACCGTCCGACTTAGCCACGGTCTGCCCATTACACACTGCCCACCCTGCAGGGATAGAAGCTCCCGACCACATAATGATGCCGCCAATGGGCATCATCGTATTAAGTTGGTCTTGGTTCCAATTCACTGCACCCGAGAGATTCGGGAAGGTATTCTTCAGGGTCG